GTAAAGACAGTAGCTGCAGGTCTAGATTTAGACTACTGTGATGAATGTGGCTCTACTGATATAGAAAAAACACATATAGAGGATTGGAAGAGACTCTATAAAGAAAGATATGGATTTGATTATTTAACAAAAGAAATAGACAATGGAAGAGACAGAAAACAAATCTAAAAAGCTCTCCTATGATGATTTGGAGAAAGTAGCTGTACAACTGCAACAAAGAGTAGCAATTGCTGAAAACAAACTTAAAACTATTGACTTTGCAGCTCTTAGATTAAACTGGCTGTTTAAGGTAGTAGAAAATAGCTCTTCATTTTCTCCTGAGTTCTACACACAGTGTGTAAAAGAGATTCAAGAAATTATGACTATTGAGGAGGAGACTCCTAAGGAAGAGGAATCTAAATAATAAAACTTAAGTGAAATGGGGAACATTAATAATGTAATTACAATCCCTACTTCTACAGAAGGTAAGTTTTTTAAATACTGGTTAGAGTTCTTAAGACCATTTCATAAATTAACTGAAAGAGAGACTGATGTAATGGCTTCTTTTCTTAAACAAAGGTTTGAACTAAGTAAAGTTATTAAAGACCAAGAGGTTCTTAATAAATATACAATGAATGAGGAAACCAAAAGAAAAGTAAGGGAAGAATGTGGAATTACTCAGTCACACTTTCAAGTTATAATGACTAAACTTAAGAAAAGTAAAATGATTGAAAATGGGAGAATAAATCCTAAGTTTATACCAAGAGTAGAAGAGGATGCTAATAATTTTCTATTGCTTCTCTCATTTAACTTACAATGACCTTTCCAGAGATTATACATAAAGTATCAGAAGATACTAACTTACCTCCTGAGATAGTGTATAAAGCTTATAGAGCTTATTGGTTATTTATTAGAAACTCAATCCAGGAATTACCTTTAAAGGATGATTTAACTGAGATTGAGTTTCTTCAATTAAAGACTAATTTTAATATACCTTCACTTGGTAAATTATCATGCACTTATCCTCGATATTTAGCAATAAAAGAGAAGTTTAATAATATAAGGAAGCTTAGAAATGAAGAAGCTAAAGAAGATTAGACCTATGTTTAATAGGCTAATAACAACTATGGATGTCTATGAAAGAGACCAATTGAATAATGGTCTTATAGACCCCACAAAAGCAAAAGGCTCTCTTAAAGAGTATCAAACTGTAATATCAGTTGGAGAAACAGTAAGAGGTATAAATGTAGGAGATGTAGTTTGTATTGACCCTACAAGGTATATGATAACTAAACATAATGACAAGTCACTTCACAATGGAGTAGTTAGTGATAATATGACAATAGGTTATAGATTCAACACTATTCAAATTGATGGTAAAGATTGTCTAATGTTATATGACCAAGACATTACATTTGTAGTAGAAGAGAGTGAAGATGCTGAAGAACCAACAGTTCAAATCATTCAACCAGAGAAACCTTCAATTATAGTATAAATTAATTATGGGCCTGTTGGTAGTACAACAGGCCTTTATTATTTCTATGAAATTATTTAAATTTGAATCATATAAAGTAACTATCTCTGAGGAAGCATTAGCACTTAAGCCATTTAAAGTAATATGGAATAGAGATAGATGTATAAATAAAGATAAAGCTATTGCAGAGCTGTCTTATGTTTATTTTATGGAAGACCCTTCAAGTGACTATCAATATATAGTAGATAGAGATGAAAGGTCTAAAGCTATTATAGAAGGAGAGGGATTAGACCCTAAATGGAAACCAGACAAAGCAGTCTTAGAGGCCATGACCTTTTATGCAGGATTTAAAACAACTTCAGCATTAATTCTTGAAGATACAAGGTATGCTGCTGATAATCTAAGAAAGTCTTTAAGAAATATAGACTTAGAGGCTACTGATGATAAAGGAAGGCCCATTTATACTGTTGCTTCTATTATTTCTGCAATTAAACAAGTACCTCAATTAGTAAAAGAACTGGCAGAGGCAGAGAGAGCTGTAGCTAAAGAAATGGCAGAAAATAATGGTAGAGTTAGAGGCCAAAAGGCTAAGTCAATATTTGAAGATGGATTGAATTTATGATAGATATAGATGATGTAGTAACAAGACTTAAATGTATATTTAATAGTCCTGTAATTTTACATAGAAGCCTTAAAGTTCACCCTAAGTTTAAAGTATATAAAATATTTGAATATAGATTATATATACTTGGTGATAATAATGAGACTAAACTTATCATAAGCAAAGACTTTACTCTTAACTCAGCTGAGTTAGATATAGTATCTATGTGGAATGAACATGACAAAGAGTTTTTATCTATAATATTTGAATATATTAAAAATGAATTTATTATTCAACAAGTATCAAACTGAGGTTACAGAAGAGGAGTTAAATAATTTACCTCAGGAGATAAAGGAGCAATTCTATGATGCTATAAATAATATTCCATATATACAGAAATATATATCTCCAAACAGACCTTATGCTAAGGACTTACCAAGGGATGAAGATGGTAAAATAATTATAGATTTAACTAACCCTCATATTATTGAAAACACTAATTACTTCAGGCCTACCGCCATTCACTATAAGAAATATGGATGTTTTACTAAATTAAAACCCAATGCCAATCCTAATAGTGAATATGGAAAGTGGATTAGAGAAGAAGTGAGGAGATGCTGGGAAGGCTATGTAAGACCTTTTGATGGAGAGTGGATTACGGGGGATATGTATTTCTTTCTTAATTATTGCCCTATTCAATTGATTAAAGAAGGTAAAGATGGAGATACAATTAGAACTATAGATTTTCCTTGTTTCTTCGATGGTGGATATTATAGATTTCACTACTTAAATCAGTGTAGAAAAGAGGGGCACCATGCTATGGAATTAGCTAAAAGAGGGGCCGGAAAGAGCTATAGTGCTGCAGCTTTATTAGCAAAGAGGTTTATATTAGGAGAATCTAATGAAGTTAAAAATAAAGTACAGTGTGTAGCCACTGCATCTGAAAGAAAGTTTATTCAAGGTGCTAATCAGCTTCTTGATATGTTCCAATATTATATAGATTTTTGTGCTAATAATACAGAGTTTCCTTCTCAAAGACTGACCTCTTCTTTGCAAAATATGCAATGGACTATGGGGTATTTGGATGTAGACTCGGGAACAAGAAGAGGTACTCAGAATAGTGTAATAGGAATTACTTCAAAGGATGATGAATCTAAACTTAGAGGTTCTAGAGGTGTACTGTATTTACTTGAAGAAGCAGGTTCTTTCCCAAGACTATTAAATCTTTATCAAGTATTAAGACCTTCAGTGGAAGATGGTGGTAAAGTGTTTGGTCTTATATTTGGCTATGGTACAGCTGGTGATAATGACTCTGACTTTAGTTCTATGCAGGAATTAATGTATAACCCTGATGGTTATAATATTAAAGGTATAGATAATGTGTATGATAAAGAAGGGCAAGGTAGAAAGAAATTTACATACTTTTATCCTGGCTATTTAAATAGAGCTGGATGTTATGATGAAGATGGTAATTCTGATGTGACTAAGGCATTACTTGAAATACTTAAAGACAGATATAAAGTTAAGTATAATAGTACAGATATTAATGCTATCACTAAAAGAATAGCTGAAATTCCTTTAACTCCACAAGAGGCTATTCAAAGGTCTAGAGGTAATATATTTCCTATTACCGAGCTTACACAAAGATTGAATGAAATTGATAATAATCCCAATTTCTATGATGATGTTTATGTAGGAACTTTAGTATCAAATAGTAAAGGAGAAATAGAGTTTAGTATCAATACTGTTGATATGCCTATTAGAGAGTTTCCTACCAAAGATAATAAAGTTGCAGGTGCACTTGAAATATATGAAATGCCTCAAAAGATTAAAGATAAAGTGCCTGCTGAAAGATATATTGTGTCCTTAGATAACTATGAAAATGATGAGTCTAATACTATGTCATTAGGCTCTATGTTTGTGCTTGATTTATGGACAGACAGAATAGTGGCAGAGTACACAGGAAGACCTATGTTTGTAGATGATTTAAATGAGCTTGCAAGGAAGGTATGTCTATTCTATCATGCAAAGTTATTGTATGAATCAAACAAGAAAAATACCTTTGCTTATTTTAGCAGAATGAATAGTTTACATCTACTTGCAGATACTCCAGAGTATTTAAAGAGTAAGCAATTAATTAAAAATATAGGTTATGGTAATACTTCAAAAGGAGTAAATGCTACTGTGCCTATAAAGAACTTTGGTTTTACTTTAATTAGAGATTGGCTATTAAAGCCTGTTACCACTACACAGGAGATTAATGGTGAGATTGTAAGTAATACAGTTCCTAATCTACACTTTATAAAAAATAGGGCATTAATTAAGGAATTAATGCTATTTAACCCTGTAATAAATGTGGACAGAATAATGTCTTTAGTACAGCTTATGTTGTACAGAGAGGAGAAAATGATTCTTTATCATGGTGAACCTGAAAGGAGCAGACCAGAGTATAGAAGTTACCTTGGGAATGACCCATTCTTTGAAAGAAATTATAGGCCAGTAAATTTAGCACAATAAGGTATTTTTTATAAAGAAATCACTAAAGTGCTTGTATGAGTAGAATATTTTTACTACTTTTGTACAATTAGAGAAAACTGTTTAGCTATGAATGAAGAATCAAATTTAAATGGCTTTATACAATTCCCTGCTCAGCAGCTTTCATTCAGTAGGAAAACAAAGAA